CCGTTCCGGTTCTATCTCCTTTCTGAATACCATTATCTAAAATATCTTGTAGTAAATTTTGATATGATTTATCTATGTTATTCATCTTTATTCATTTTTAACCTTTCTTTATTTTCTCTATCCAAATTTCTACTATATCTTTCTCTCATTCCAATTATACGATGAAAATCTTTATATGCAGCCGGATGATAATCTTTTAAATAAGATAATCCAATTTCATATTCACTAATAATATCTTCGTATCTATTTTCCTTAGTATCAAACCCATCGTCTTGAAATTTCAATTCAGTTTGTAGAGAATCAATTACATCTTGTAAAGAATCAATTTGTTCCAATTTAACTAAATAACTTTTTTCAGCGGTTGTTATATTTTCTTTATTGTGGTTCATGCTTAAAGCAATTGCAATAATTCCTATGATTAGAATTGTACCCAATGCAAATTTATACGATGTATTAGTATCCATTTTATAATGATAGTTTAAGTTTTATTAAATCTTCAAATGATGAAGTTGTATTTGTTTCTATTTGTTTTGTTACTTCGGTAAATCCCATTTCCGAAGGGTCTTTCCCATTCAGAGTTATTATTTTACAATCAATTCCATTATTAGTTAGATATTGATAATGCTTAACAGCATCTCCCATAGCATCTTTATCCAATACAATATTAACTGATGGTTTTTTTGTTAGAATCTTATCACTTAAAACTTTGGGAAGAGTTTTACCAAAAATAGGCACTGCATTTCTTTTAATTGCAATTGCATCAAATGCCCCTTCACAAAGTGTTATAGGCATATCCCAATTTATAGTTGAATCAAATCCAATTATATTTTTTGATACAGGAGGATTTTTATATTTCATATTTTCATTTGGGTAAATACTTCTTGCGATAAAGAAATTTAATCTGCTATCTGAATCATAAGATGGTATAATAACCCTACCTTTGTATAACCCACTATCACAATAACCTATTCGATGTTTAAGAATGTCATTATCACTTATTCCCCTCTTCTTTAAATAATTATAAGCTACTTTATATTCTATAATATGCTGATTATCTAAAATAGTTTTGTATTCGGAAGGTAATTTAAGTTCAATTTGTTCTTCATCTTTTATATCTCCTCCAATGTTGGCTTCGTTGTAAATAGTATTAACTTTTACTATTACCTCTCTATCAACTTGTAATTTACGAAGAAGTGTATATACCTTCTTACCCTTTGAATCGCATACCCAACATCTCCACTTTTGTGATTCTAAATTAACTTGCAATTTAGGTTTATGATGTGAACAAAAAGGGCAATAGTATTGGATTTCATCTTTACCCAAATTTCTACCGCCGCCTAAAACCTCATCGATTTTAGTTTTAACATATTGCTTATCTATTTCAGAAATCATAACGCTCTAATAAAAATTTTAGATACCAATTATTTCCTTCATCATTTAAATGCTTATCTACTCTAGAAACAAAGTAATTGGTCTTATCGGTTTTCCTTAAATAAGTTTCAATCGAATTGTATTCCCCAAACTTAATATGTTCTGAATTTAATTCCGAATCGTTTTTAAAGTGAGTATCATAATCGTTGGTAAAAAACAAATACTCAAAATTAATCCCTACACTTCTACATAAATTGGATAGAATTTTTAATTCTAAAAGTAAATCTTTTAGTATTCTATAATAATTTAAATGATATACAAATGAGCAATACGGTGAAAATAAATTTTTAATAAGAGGATCTTTACTCCACCCTAAATATGGATACAAAGTATTATACATCTTATCCTCAAAAATAGAATTATCCCTAATCAAATTATTTTTTTCTAAATACTCTAAATTTTCAGGTGATGAGATTGAACTTTGAAATGTATCATTGTAGAGAACCATTAGCCTTTCGGGAACAGTTAGTTGAACCAAAATATTACACCCAAATTTGTTTTCTTCAATTAATTTATTTACCTTTAACTTTACCAATTTAAGTATATGCTCATTCGATAAAGATGAATGTGAATTATTCTCTAACTGCAAATGCAGGGAATTTTCAAGTATAAGTTTATCATTTAGCAGAGAAAATGAATCACCAAATAGGTATAATTTTTTCATACCCAAATGTATGAAATTATTTTATCAATTCCAAATATTTTTTATACAATGTATTGGCTAACCACTTATGGGAAGCGGAGCAAGGGTGGTCATCATTTACCCCTATATTTTGCCTTAAAGTAAGATAACAATCCTTATTCATCGAATCCCAACTTCGGTATTCATTTCCATTGAAATTTATAGGTAAATAATATGGACTTTCTTTAATAGTATCATAAATTAAGTGGTGAGAATAAAAATCTTCCAGCCCCATAAAAAATACACACTTACATCCCATTTCTTCCAACTCCTTAAATTTTTCTATTAGTTTATTGTAAATAATAAAAAATACTTCGGCTATTGTTTCGTTTAGTGAACTTCTTCTTAAAGGGTCATCTAATAAGTTTATATTTTCTATTATTTTTTTCTTTAAATCTACACCTAACCATCTTACTCCTTCATCATGCCCACCAAATGAATTACTATTAGTAAATTCAACTATATCTCTTATTACATTTGTAAATTGAAAAACACAATATTTTGGAACATAATTTTTTTCAACCTTAAGGTATTCCATCAAAATTCCTAACCTCTCAATGTTTCTATAATTGTTTCCCCCATTTTCGTTTTTAGTCATTAAGCTAAAATTCAAAAAATTTTTAAGGATACCAGACCATCTATATTTTTCTCTATACGCTACTAACTCATCCAATGAAATCATTATTAAGGATGAGGGATAATATGTAACTTTATTTTTATATAATTCAAAAGATGTTGGGTATTTTTCTTGCCAATGATGAAATTCTAACCCCTCCCCATAAGTAAATGAACAACCAAACGTTAATAATAAATTTGTCATATATGAGGAATGTCTTTTCTAAAAAATTTTCCCAATATGTTATCATTATAAAAAACATTTGGGTTTTCTAATACTTCTAATGAAAATAGATACTTTGTTTCCAAGTATGTTAGGTGTTTTGGGGAAAAGGCAAATTGAATAATAGTTCTCTTAAATTCACTACTCTTACCTTCCTTAATAAGTTGTTTGATTTCGGAATGTGAACCATAGTAGGATTTCCAATCACTTTCTTTTTGAACTTTCTTTTTCTTACTAGCTCTTTTATCGGTTAATTCCGCTAATTCCTTTTTACCCAAAGCCTTAGTGGTCACCGAAATAAGTTGTTTTCTTCCTATATATTTTTTGCCAGTTGGAATATGATATACTTCATAAACAAACCCAAAAGCATCTTCCGGTATCTGATTAATATCGGAAATTAATTCGTTTTTATACTCCCACATCTGTAACCTTTATTTTAATTTATCTTTTGGTTTTATCTGAATACTTTGATAAATCTACTTGCCCCTTTCTAGCTCCACTTAATACCTTATCATTTAAATTATAATCAGTATTACCTGTCAATGCTTTTGAAGTAAATCCTTTTACTGCTAATAATCCACCTACTTTAGTTTTTATGTAGTCGGTTATTTGGCTAGGAGCATTTTTCTCAGCCATTTTTGAATTTTTGTAAAGATCTATTATCTGTGCCATAGTTTGTTTATTTTTATATAAATATTAAGTATCGAAACGAATAACGAAATTAATAGGATAATCTGGTGTAGATTTAGGTTTAGATGGTATTTTTGCCACCGCTACCATATCATAATTTTCATCATATAATCCAATAGTTGTAATATAAGGTGCTAAATAAGAACCCGTTGGGTCTATTGAGGAACTATATTCATATTCATCAAATCCAATTTTTGTTGTTCCATTATAATCTGAAACCAATCTAAAATCCAAATTATATGCGTTTGTTGCCCCACTTACATTACCCGGTGTGAAAGGTATATATTTTTTTACATATACATCTCCATTATAAAATTTAGTAGCAGAAGGATTTGTGGAATAATTGAATTCATTAGGGTTTACTTCCAAAAATAATTCGTTTTCATAGATTGTTTTAGTTGATTGGAATTTCATATCCCAATTACCATCATTTCCAAAGTTATAATTACTTTCTTGTTCTAATGTATCACTCGCTCTCTCAACACCATAAGTTAATACTATGATTCCATTTGAATAAAATATATTACCTATTGTAGTAGCAACATTATATTTGCTTAGTTCCAAAGGAAAGTTAAAATTACCTAATGCTGTCAATTCTCCCGATGATACATCAAACTTAAAAATTAAGGTTTCCGATGCCGGTCCACCGCTATAACTTAAATTAATACTTCCTTCATCATCTCCATCAGCATCACCCATATCAAAAGAAGTGATGGTTAATGTATAATATAAACCATCATTCATTAAAAATGTAGCCGTATTATTTTCTAAATCAAGTTGTGTTAAATCAACAAATGCTTTTCCTAAATAAAGTAAATTACCTTTTCCATCATCTACAATAGTTGAATCATCAGTATAGTTGGTTAAAAGTAATGAATTTTTTTTAATTCCTTCTCCGATATATCTTTGTGGTATATTCCAAAATAAGAATCTATTACCTAACACTCTTTCAGTATTAGAAGCGTAATTATTCATTTCTCCATACACCTTTGTAACATCAGTATATTTACCTTCAAAAATTATCCCCGCATCATCAACTCTATATGAATTACTATCCAAATATTGTTGAAATTCATCGATGTATTTTTTATCTGATTGGCTATAATAATACTGAAATGCATTAGTAGTTGGGGTGGATAGGTTATTAGTAATGTTTACATTATATACTTTTAATTGCTTAGCATTATGTTTTCTCAAATTCCAATTCGTTACAACTCCAATTTGTTTTGCTGAATTAGAATAAAATAATTGCTTTATACCTTTATATAAAGAATACTCTTTATATCCTGCTACCTCTCTATTCTCGCTATCCTCAAATGAACCCGATATATTTTCAACGGCATAAACAGGTGCAATAGAACTATCTATCGTCCAATTTTTATAGACTTTAAATGGTCTTACCGTTATATCAGATTTTTGAATTGATTTAAACATACACCTATAAATATAATAATTAAAAAAACCCACCGAAGTGGGTTCTATTAAAATTAAGGTTTAAAATTAAATTTAAAAATCAAGTTTTACCTTAATCAACACCTCCTTATCGAAGGATTTCGCGATTGGTTGCGATGTTTTCGCAACTGCAATCAATTCGTTAGCATCGTTGTATAAACCAACTGATGTGATATATGTTTTAGGATCAGATTCAAATGAAGGTTCTCTAAATGTTCCATCAGAACCACTTACAAATGTAGGATTGTTTGAGAAGTTAAATTCTCTATTAGTCGCTCTTACAAAGAAGTGTTGAGTTGATACATTTTCAGTTCTTCTCATTTCAAAATCTGCTCCGCCTTTAATTGCGTTAAATAATAATTTTTGGTTATAAGTTTCAACCGAAGTAGATCCGGTTGTTGGTAATAACTCACTTCCCACTACTGATGCTAATGCGGTTGGATTTAATAACATAATACCCAATTTAGGATAGAACTTACCAAATCCTTGTTGATTAGATGCGGTATATGTATTGATAGTTGCTGCTGCCTCAGTTCCAACATTTGTTGAACCAGAAACTATATTAAAAACAGTTCCTGCTTTACCAGCTTTATCAGAAAACTTCTTACCACTATCATCTATAAAATACCTTATTCCATTAGAACCGCTTAATGTTAATGTAAAATTACCCGCATCAGCCTGTTGTCTATATCTAGCTCTTGCTAAGTTAATAACATATGCATGATCTATTTGGTAACCATCTTCAATTGATGCTGAATATACTGTAAAGTATTCATCAGCTTCACCTTCATAGTTATCATTCAATAACATTCTATATTGTGAATAGATTGCTTTTGTTGGTAAAAGAGCAGAATCAGATGTTGTTAATTGAACCGAACCACTTGCGAACTTATGCCCGTAAGCAATCGCAAATTCAACAGGTGCAGATGATCCAGTGTTTGAACCAGTTAAGTAAACATTTAGATAATACTTCGATGCATCTGAACCACTGTGTCCTGCTATTGTTGTTGTAGAACCGGTCACCATTGAACCATTTAAACTACCACTACCATTACTCCACAATCCTTCAGTTACTACTTCAATTTTATTTGAAATCTTATCAAACTCACCAAATTTTTTAAAAATACCTTGTGATAATACACCACCACTCGCCACACCCAATCTTTCATTAGGTGGCAATGATGCATTAATTATATTAGCAATCGCAGTTGCATCAATTACACCCGCATTATCGATAAGATATTGGGATAATTGTTGTGTTACTGCTGCTCCTTGTGCTCCTGTAATTTGTGCCATTTTCTATTTTTAATTTTTATGCTACATAGTTTACTGTCACAGGAATAGAAACTGAACCCCCGGTCTCGTTTCCATAAACTGTCAAAGTTGTTACAACTGTTGCAGTAAGTGCAGGGTTTGGAATAAATTCAAATGAAGTTCCTCTCCTAACATCAGCTGTTGCTGCTACTGAATCACTAACTGAAATTTGTCCCGTTGCTGCAACTCCTAAACCGATTAAAGTTCCTGCCGTCTTATCAGCTAAAACTGCGGTATATCCAGAAGTTGTATTACCTGCCGGTGAAGTTGTTGGTGAAATAGTAACTTTACCTCTCGTTTGATTTGTGCTAATGGAAGTAGTTCCAATAGATACCTGAGGTATTTTAGTTGTTCCTTTTGGAAGTGTTACAAGTTTATATTTTAAAACTTGTGTTTCATCTGGTGATGCTTCTAAAATAGGAATTGCTTTAATAGCCGCATCATAATATGCAGAACCTTTTGGGTGCGCTGCATCATACAATTGGTAATCAATTTCATCATCACCCAATGCAAATTGAGTAATGTTTAACGATTGTCCCGCTGCTAATTTTTCTCTACCTTTTTTTGTAAGAATAGCATCTACAATTATGCTCGAATTATCTAAGTAAGCCATTTTTAATTATTTTGGTCTTTTTTTCAATTATAAATATATAACCTTTTAGTTTTACAACTTTTTTTAATCAACTTCCAAAATTGGTTCTCCACTTCCTCTTCCAGAAGGTGATACTCTCAATCTATTTGGATTAGTAACAAATACTTCAACAGGCGATGTTCCGTCTAAAGTAGTATCAGAAGTTTGCTTAGAACCCTCATAAAAACTATTTTCTAATCCCCTCGCAGTATCCTTTGTATATCTATAATGTCCGCTAGTATATCCATCAAATGGTTCAATAGCGGTTATTATTCCATTTTTATATGGGAATACCCCCAATGCCGAACTTATATCAGTATAGAATGAGTGTGCAGTAGGAGTTCTAAACGCTCCACTTGCATTTTCATCAAATGGGCTTATTAAAACCATTTTTTTCTCAAATCTATATTTTAGTTCTAATTCAATTTTATCAGTAACTCCTAATTTAGTGGTATTGTATAGTGATGATGATAAACCATTTTCAGTTACTCTTTTCGGAACATATCTACCATATCTTATTGTTAGGATATAAGCGTTATATCTTTCGGTTAATACTAATGTTCCATCTTCTCTAAAATATGTTCTATCCAATGCACCATTTTCACCATAAAGACCGAATCCTAAATTAAAAGGTGAGTCTGCATCATTTCCTATTTGTTGGTATGAATCCTCTAAATCATATTCTCCTACAATTGTTGCATTTCGTAATCCTGCATCAATTTTTATTTCAATGCCACCCATCGTTGAACCAGAATTGTAGATGATTTCCCCATCCATTAATTCATCGGTTACCAATGTGTTACTTGCGGTATAGAAAATGTAATCCGAATTAATGCTCATCAACCCATCAACACTATATGAAGATGAATAGAATGGAGTTGTAACATCTAATTCTCTATCCAATTCTACATTAAGACTTCCAGTATGATAAGGAACATCTAAAGTTATTTGTTGCGTTTCAGTTACATCGATAGATGAATCATAATAAATTTTATCCGCTTTCGGTCTATTAATTTTTATCTTACTTCTATCTAATAAAGAAGGTTCAATTAATATACCTTTTGATACATTAGCTCTCGCAGGTATTACCTGTTCTAACATATCAAATAGGGATTTATCAACTGATTTTATCAATCGAATATATTCATCAAAGTTTAATGATGTTCTTTGGAAATAATAATTTCTTAATTCAGTAAGACTTGAATAGGTATCAGTTCCATATTCATCTCCCCAATCACCTATATAATCACCTATATTTAATGCACCTAATGAACGAAGAATGTCTAAATTCAATTCTTTCACCGGTGAGAAAAATAATCCTAATCTATTTGAATCTATCGGTGCTCTATCAAATGCTTTTTTAGTAGCTCTTGCTTTATATGATAATTGACCGGTTAATTCTATATCTTCTAATCTAACTTTATCTTTTCCAACGAATCCAATTTGTGGAACTTCTGCGGTTACAAATCTTTCATAACTCTCATAGTGGTAAGGATATGTTGAAATTGATTGAGAAACAACTGCAATTACCGATGATGTATATGATGATGTTACCGGTGCCACATTCTTAATAGAGCCGGTTGTATAAAGATTTTTAGGGTATTCAAAATCTAAACGAAGTAATAAATCTTCGGTTGATGATGATATATGGTTTCCAAATATTACATCAGGATTTAATGTATGCGAAGTTATTACCGATGATGATAAAGCGTTATTCCATAATCTAACTTCATCAATTGAACCTACTATTCCACTTGAACCACTTCCATTTACAATAAGTTTTCCACTATAATCAAATGGAGATCCAGTGTAGTAAGTGTTTCCATTTACATAAGAAGCAGATGATGATACTTGTAAAGTTAAAGATGCACTTTTGGCTAGTTTTATTCTATCACCATTCGCCTCTCTTAAATACATTTGGTATGTATCGTATAATTTACCAGAACTATCCGATGAAGTAGATTTTTGAACTGTCAAAAATTTAAATTCTCCATCGTATAGAGGTATATTATCTATACTCATACTACTCGTATAATTAGGTGTTAAATCTACATCTAATATATCAATATCAACTTTTGTATTTACTAATTCAAAATTAAGATTTCCGAATAATGCACTACCAGTTGGTTCTAAACTTACTCTCCAATAATTACTTCCGGAAACACCATATAATAATTGTGAATTAGTTTTGTTTGCCGTTTTAAATCTTAACTGAACTGCGTTTGGGACACCATTAATCCAAGGTATATCCAAATACTCATTACTCTTTAAATTTAAAAATACACTTCTATCTTCGTAAGTAAATTTAGTAGTGTCCGATGGATTATTAGATGGCCCACCAAATTCAATTATTGTTAATAAAGAAGATGGAACACCATAACAAGCTAAAATAGCATTTATCGATTTTCTTGTACCCTTATGTTTTAATAAGTAAGGTAAGTTGTTTAGTATTCTTCTCCAAACTTGATTCTTAGCAGCTTCTGGTGTATAGGAGGTTGCAACATTATTACCTAATGCGTTTTTATTTGAATTAGATTGACCGTTTGGATTTAAACCAAATGCATAATTCCAAAGTTCTTTACCCGCAAATGGATTTTTGGGATCCCAACCAAAAGATTCCAATAATTCATAAACTAAATTATCAGATATACCATCGATTGATTTATTCTCAACTTTTTTAACTCTATTAATTCCATTTATATACCCCCATAGAATGTCAAAATGTTGTCCAATCATTTCAATAAAAGTTAGGTAATCTAAATTATCCGAACTTTCTTGAAGGTATTGTGGTATATGTCTAACTAAATAGTTTTTATTAGTTTTATCAAATACTTCTGCGTATATAGATTGTGATGTAAAGAATATATCGTTAGAAGATGTGATAGAGAAATCTTCATACATCTTTCTTTCAAACCCATCAAATCCATTCTTTACACTTTTAATTTTATCGTTATAAGATGCACTTGTTAGTAAAGAATTTGAAGAGGTTGATAATAAACTAGCTGAATATAAAGTTGTATCTATTTTATTTTCCCACTCTTCTATCGTTCCTATTTTATATTGGAAATTTTCAATCCTACTTAACGCACTTCCAAAATTTACAAAGTTTTCAAATTTTAAGAAATACTCACTCGTTTTACTACTACCACTTACATAATCAATTTGTAAATCTTCTAAATTGAATTCACTTTGTGAAATGAATTTATTTACTAATTGAGTAGATGATAAACTACCGCTTGAAATTATTTCATCGAAGAATTGTAATCCGGTTTCTTGAATTATATCAGTTCCGAAATTAGGTTTTAATGGAAGACATTTATCATCATCTTCGTCTGAAATAATAATTGATTCAACTATTGTTGGGATTATCTGCTTTGAAATCCAAACTTGCGTATTTAAATCAATAGTACCGGGTAGTGGTTCTAATAATTTAACAACTAATGTTCCATAATCTTTATATCCTAATTTCTTTCTAGTACTACCACTTTCAGTATCTATTTCAAATTGTGTTTCAACAACTTTTCCACCAAATACTGAATAGGTTAATCTATCCATTGCAGTATTAGTTATTACAAAAGATTGGTCAGCTGATGTTCTTACTTGATAATAAAGATGTTTATCATCTTCGAAAACTATTTGGTCTTCGTAATTTCGTTTAGTTAATTCACCGGAAAATAATTGTGCAAATGTGCTAGATATATCTCTAACCGCTGTTCCTTTATCTATTAAGAAAGGAGTTCTTTGAACGGTGATTGATACCTGTTCGGTTTTACCAAATATTTTACCACCTATACCATTAAAATAAGGTCTAAACCCAAATGTAATTAAATAGGTTTTTTGTGTTTCGCTAAAATACTCTTTATAAAGATTATATAATTCTTTTGCATTAAATGAAATTTTTGAAATACCTTTTGTTATTTCAAAATTTACTTCTCCTACTTTATTTTCTCCTAAAAATACCTCAATACCTTCTGAATTTACTGCCTTTAAATCAAATTCAAAATTAAAATCTAATGGCCTTAAATCTGCCTCTATTATATTCTTATCATATATAATTTGAGTAACATCTGGCTCACCATAAGTTTTTTCTCTAATTACATCGATAAAAGTTCTTAATTCATCTCTTTCACCTACCTGCCCATTACCTGCAATAATTACTAATTCAAATCTACCCAATGCGTTTGGATTAGATAGATTTATTAAAACTTCATTATTATTTGGTGTTATTCTTTTAGAACCATTTTCATCAACTCCTATTTGGTTTGGAAAATAGTATCTTACGAATTGTGTTGAATTTGATACATTTACTTTAAGGATAAATTCCTGTGAGTATTCAGTATTCCACACATATCCTTGATTGATAGGTGATATGAATGAAGGGAATTCTCCGGTTTGAACTACGTCATAACTATCTACATCAATTCTATAATTTTTATCTATATCGGTAAAATCGAATGTATTTGAGGTGCTCTCCTCAACCAATACATCGTTTTCATCATAAATTTTTATGCTTCTTATATTGTATAACGAACTATTCGCTCTTACAATTGAAAGTTTCGAATTTTTTTGTAATCTAAATAGATTCGAATTGGGTATTTCTAAATTACCAGCATCGGTAATTACCCTTATTGAATTCTTTCCTAAATTATTTGTTACTCTTACTAAAACAACATCGCTAGATGAAGGATCAGATGGTGTTATAATTTCAGACACCCCAAGTTTCTCAAATGGAACATCCAATTGAAAATTAACCTGATTTAACGGTGGTATAAAATACTCTCTTCTTTCCATCTAATATAAATACTTTTATTGTATGTTTTCTCTTTGTGTTACATCCGCCAATCCATATCCAGCTCCTCTAAAATCAAGCGGATTAACTTCTCTCATTCCACCTCCTCCTCCACCGAAGCCACTTACTCCTCCACCACTTCCATCGAATTGTCCGCCGGTTGTGTTTACAAATCCACTTCCTCCATCAGGATTTTCAGCGAACAATCTTCTTCTAGTATCATTTGCTTCGGTATCTGGTTCAATTATTTCTCTTCTTCTTATCAATCCTATTGGTTCACTTATTATAACATCGTTAAATACATTACCATATTCATCTGTCTCTTTTATCACCACTTCATTTTCTTGATTTACTTTTGCTTGTAAAAGAAAAGATTTTTTTGCCTTAACATTTGTTCCTATAAATGAAATTCTAGTTGGGTTTAAAATTTGGTAATCGAAAAATTTTAATGTAATCTTACCATTTTGAGATGAACTATCTGTCCACTCTGAGCCATTAACTAAAACTTTTGCTTGAATACTATTCCCACCTTCTTCCAAAAAGGTATTAAAGGTAATGTTTATTTCCCTCGCAGCAGATACGGGTGTGTAATTATCATTTCCTGCGGTTCTCCATTCATTTCCTATCCAAACATATCTTTCACCTAATTCATTAGTGAACATTTGTCCAGTATAATAACCGTTTCTATTAGGTATTGGCATTTTTAAAGTATATTTTCAACGTTATTTCTTTCGTAATCTCTTATGTAATCATCATTAGATGCTCTTTCAATTGTTAGGCCTCCCGCACCACCTACTACTGGTTCTCCACCAACTTGAATTGGTTGTGATGGAGTTTGATAAGGGGATTGATATGGAACATCAAATTGAGTTCCTCTACCTCCGGCCTGATACATCATTTCTTCTTGTAACCTTCTTAATCTTTCTCTTTCTATATCCCCATCATTAGGTGAAGGTGATACATATGGATTCGATGGTTCAACGGTTACCGCGATTGGTTCATTAAATGGTTCTTTTAAAACCGGTGTTTCTATAACAATCGGCTTATCACCCGGTATTACCGCAGGTATTATAGTTTTAGTTGTTGTAAATAAATCTTTAACTTCTGCTATTGTTGGAGGCTCTACTACAAATTTTTGAGTTTGTGGATTAGTTCTTGTCATATCTGATTTTAATGATTGAACTAATTCTTGTAATTTATCAATACTTTGTTGTGTAATGTTATCTAATTTAACCTCATCGGATAAAGTTCTCTTTGGTAAATGATAATCTACTGCCTCTTCAAACTTATTGTTTAATAGTTTAACTATATCAGCTTTGTTATAGTATATAAAATCTATATCATCACCTAAATACGCGCCAAATGTATTACTTCCAATTGTAGAATTTTTGTGTAAAAGTGCATGTCTTACTGCTACTCTCATCGAATCCAACACTTTACTAAAAAATATTTCCCAACTATTAATACCGAATTCAGAGCCTAATTGTTCAATATATGCCTTTGCTTTTATCGATTGAAAAGTATTGTATAGTTGAGCAGGAGTTAATGCATTTAAAACCGCATCAATCTCCGAATACACTTCATCACCACTAAATTTATTTAAAACAAAACTATTATAAGATTGATTAAGGTCTATTTTTGTATCTATATCCTCATTTGAAGTTTCATCAAAATTATCATAAGGGAGTAATCGTAATTCTAATCTTGTTGCAGAAATTTCTTGTATCCACATTTTATCTTTTTCAACCGAACTACCAACTCTATCGTTTACGAAGTTTAATTGAACTCTAAATACACCCACATTATATCCCGCTTCTTTTATTAGTTTTTTTATATCAACTAAAAATCCGCCACCATCTAATACTTTATCTAGAACATTTTCACTTTGAATTAAGTAATCATTTAATTCTTGCCCCTTAACATATCTAATTTTACCATAATCTTTTTGTTCTAATATATTGTTAGCAGAATCGTATAGTATAAATTCTAATACATCATTCACACCTAAATTAAAAGGAGTTGCCTTAAATCCTTGATTAATTAAAGCTAAATCAATAGGATTTAATTCAGTTGTAAGAGATGTTCCCTTATTTATTACCTCATCAATATTTTTAAATTGTTCTAATGCCATTTAATTTATATTTTTATAAGCTAAAATCATTACCTCTTTGTTTTTGAACTGAAGTAGATAATGAAACGGTTCCATTAGTTGATTTAAATTCTAATGTTCCGGTATATTCCTTATCACCTGTAAACCCAAACCCTGATGATGGCTTAAACCCATCAACTTTCCCTGCATTATGAGTAAATGATATAGTTTTCTTTTCTTGTGGCGGAACGCTTACTGAAAAAGGCCCACCTATGAAACTTACGTTTTTTTCAGTAATTGTTACATTCTGAACCTCTAATGAAAAATTAAATATTTCAACTTCTGGACCATTTATCCATTTTCCATTTCCATCATCTTTTGCTCTCGCTCTATAAGTTAAATCATTATATTTTTGGTCACCCTTATTAATTACCCTTACCGTAATGTCAGCTCCCGCCTTCGCACCTTCTGCTATTCTTGCATTCTTACCATTCAATTGTTCGGTTAAACTATCTACTTGTTTTTTAAGCGATTCAATAGTTGCATTTTGACCTTCATTTCTGGCTTTAAGAGATGCATTTTCAATACCCTCCAAAGTCATTCTTTGTATATTACCTTGCAATGTATCACTAATAATAGCAAATTGAGTTCTTAAACTTTCAGCATTTGCCTCAGCAGTAACTCTTAATAATCTTTCACTATCCAATTCAATATCTAATGCTGCTGATATAGCAGTTAGATTTGCCACCTCCGATTGTAATAACGATATCTGTAAAGATTGTGAAGTGATTGTTCCATTTGCTAATTCTAATGAACGAGTTGCATCATTATAAACTGGTCTAGGAACTAAATCTAATTCTAATTCGGGTGAAGATGGGATTAACTCAAAAACGTTTACATCGATTGCTTTTTTTAATTCATCGGTATTGTAAACCCTTTTTTTAGATGGAGCATATACATATCCGGTTTTATCCGAATCCAAAGTGGCTTCAAAATAAACATTATCCCTATCTCTTGCGACTAGGGATCCACTATTTTGTATATCTTTAATTAATTCAAACTCCATTACTTCTTATTTCAAATGTTAAATCATCTTCAAAATATTCTTCGTATCCATCTCTTTCTATCAAAAATAAAAATTTATATACTCTATTTGTTGGGAAATTCGTTGTATCAAATACAAAATAATTTCCAGATGAATTACAATTTATTTTAGTATAAGTAGAAAAATCTACAATTTTCTTCTTTGTAATTTCATCTCTGATAGCATAATACGAACTCGTTGGAAGATACTTTACATCTAAATAAGAGAATGAGTTAGAAAAGGTTTTAAGTGGGTATTGCTCTCTGCCAATTACTTTTATCTTTACCTTTCCTCCTTCGGTATAATATGGTTTTAATTCCTTTGTTCTTACTATGATTGATGCTGAGGTCAAAGGCCCTAATGTTCCAGTAACAAATGAACCACTTACGTCATCCCAACTTAATTTTAAAAGTGGTTGATGAATAGTATTAGTCTCCTTTGAATAAAAATTCATAATACCATAATCCAATGAGGATGATTCAACTGAATTAGTATGTTTTAATACTAAACCAAAATTTTCACTCCCTGTCCAATAGTTGTATAAAGATTTTACATCCATATCGATATCTAAACTTTGATAAGTAAATGATTGAGATGCTGCTGCAGAAGATGATAATATAAATGGTTGAGTGTTCCACGTAATACCATCCGCATTTTCCGGTGTGTAATAAAAAGTTCCCACACCCATATTCCAACTTGAAGTTACAGGATATGCAAAAAGAGAAAAACTTACCGGTAACTCTTCCGCTTCGGTTAATTTTAAATTTAAGGTAGCTGCTGATGCCGTAACATAGGTAGGAACATTAGTTATATCAAAATATAAATAGGCTCTAGCATTATCCTCTTCTTCAAAACGTGAATAGTGTTTAGATACGGTTAAGATTTCATCTAAACCCGTATTTTTAGTTTTATACAAAGAATAAACTGTTGCATCTTTTGATGCCGTTACAAAGTGTATCATTATACTGCTCTTCCTTTTATATCTTTATCAGGAAACTTTACTTCAAAGATAGAAGGATCCAATGAAGGATATATTATCTTATTCTTTGTAGCACCTTTTATATCATAACTATTTCTCGCATACGCTCCACCACATTTATTTACAATCTCAACTTTTTGAATAGAGGCAACCCCATCAACCATTGCCAATCCTAATTCTATATCCGATAGGTTTATGGTTTGATTAAATTGCCAATTATCAATTGAGAAAATTGATTTTATTTCTTCGATACATCTTAATACTACCTCTTTGGAATTATAGTTTTTGTATACCGTAATATCGAAATTAATACCTATGTTAATGACGAACCCATCTATTATGTTTACACCATCAGTAAGAATTCTAAATTCGTTTAAGTAGGTTTTTAAGTTTTCTTTTACCGCCCTATTAAGAGTCGTTAATTTACCATTTGAATCATATCCTAATGTGTATAGATTAATAGCAAAAGGATTAACTAATTCAGCGTTTTGAGTTGTTTTTTGAACAAAATTTCTTACATTTTGTTTTATCTCATTTGTGGTTGGTAATTTTCCACCTTTTGCTAATGATGAATTTACAATACTTCTAACAATTTCCGCAAATTCAGTTACATTATCAGTTGAATTTAATACTGATTGCGGTGAATTAGCGTTTAATGAATTATCACCAATTGCAAATACTTTAGAAACTGAACCAAACTTTGTCGGCATTGAAAGTGCTCTTACTTGATAATCCTTTGCAGTTACGGCTCTATTTTGAGATGCGTAATTTGCTAATGCCGTTTCTCTAATTTCTTCTATTGTATCAAACCCTCTACCACCTTTTGCGGGTATTTCATTTTCAACCGCAACTGAATTTTTTACAAATTGGTAAACAGTATTATCAATATCGACAAATGTATTAATTAAATCATCATTATAAGTTATGTTCGTAATAGTAGTTAAATCTCCTTGTGGAACGTTTGAACCAACACCTCCTCCAACTAAATAAGTTACACTTAAAGTGCTATTAGCCGATGGAGCCTGTCCATATGATTTTGTTTTAAGGAAATTAGTAGGGTCATAAGATTCAGCCATTCTATTAACTGAATTGTTTAAACCTAATCCAACATTCTTAACATTTGGTATAATTAATTCATCCGATAGGGAACTATCTCCTCCTCCAAAATGAATTGATGTTGTAAAATTATCATTCGTTTTAACTACAAATCTTCTTGAAGTTTTTAATAGTTTTAGAAGGTATGGAACAGTCGTTGAAAATTGATTTAAATCAGGATCGTTTTGTTCTACATTTGGATAATCAATGTAAATTGTTTCTTGTGCCAAATATGGAACTTCATACCACTTATTACCATTATCATCTATCACACTTTCGATTGAGATTACATTTGTTTCTTCAATATCTAATTTCTGAAACGCTTCTGATGTTGTAAATGTTTTTTCTATTGTTTTTTCACTTGCTGATATAGCCTGAATCTTTTTCTTTACTAAAAAATAATCAGGTATGTTGGTTATTTCAGTTGTGCTGTAAACACTAACCTCTCTATCAGTAGCATCGTTAAAATCTAAAATTTCAGTAGTTCTAAATGTTATTTCATTATTTACACTAGACCTTACCTCTAATCCTTCATTTATTCTTAATAGGTATTTTGTATCCAATTCACCATTAGAAGTTGCTTTACATAATTGGTAAACCGATAGAGTTGTAATTGCAGGTGAGGTTGCTTTTGGTTTATATCCCAATAAGTTTGCCAATGCAAATACATTTTTTTCTTCACCCGCATATTGTATAAGACTTTCTTTTAATGTAGAATCAGTATAGTATCCTAAAACATCACCAATATAAGATGCCATTTCAATAAACATCATACCAGGTGATGCTTCATTAAAATCATTATATGAGGAAGGGAAATAGGTTTTAGCATATTCAACCAAATTATCTCTAAATGATTGAAAATCTTTACCCAAGTAGTTTATATCTCTACTATTCCTTCCTATTTTTTTATTTGTTACTTTAAATGCCATTATTCAACTACATTAAATGTTACCGTCTCCAAATTTTGTTGTCCCGAAACCCTAAATGATAATGAAATATCAAAATTATATCTATCTCTATCAGAATTTGATTGGTCTACCAAAATTTCTTCAATAGAAACAAATGGCATCCACTCTGCAATTGATTCTTCTATTGATGTTTGAACTTTTATTTCTAAATCATCGGTGTTTTGTTCAAATAATGCTTCATATAATGAAGTTCCAAATGTTGGATGCATTATCCTCTCACCCCTTCTAGTTAATAAAAGGTTTCTAATATTTGATTTTATCTGGTCAATAGTTTGAAACGATTGAGCAAAATAACCATTATTACCCCTTTGAAGAGGGAGAGTTACTCCAATCGCTACTCTATCTTTTTCGGGTAAATCTTTGGTTAATTTTGGCCCAATAATTATCGCCATTTATTATCTATTTTTATCTTTACTTGCTGCTAAAACCTTTGCACTTCTTGCAATCGCTTTATCTATTAAATCATTACCTGTTACTGGCATAGATTGACCTCTATTCGGCTGAGAACTCATTCCTACTTCACCATATCCTATCATTTCAGGAGATAATGTTCCCCATTCACCATCGGTTCTACTAAAGTTCGGTCTCATAGCCGTTTCATTTAGTATTTGATTTAGAGCAGGATTTTTCGAATACTGTTTTTGTTCGATCTCCCTATCTTCTTCTAATACTGCCAATGCTTTATCGAATGGATTTTCTATTTTCCTTTCAGAAATAGTTGGTTTTACATTTGATTTTTTCAGTTCGGCTAGAATTTCCTTCCTAACCTGTTCCTTAATTAAGGAAGTTTGTTTTTTTACCTCTTCCTTAACTACAATTTGGATTGCTTTAAAAAGTTTGTTAGTGTCCATAATTTAATTGATTCTGTTTATAAATATATTGTTCCTATATTATCGAATTTTATCCTCCGGTTATAGTTGATTTTAATGGATTAGTAACTGCCGCTAATGTGTTTGTATTTTTGGCTGCCAATTGAGCTGCATAACTATTTGCTTTACCTAACGCAGTTGTGGTTAAGAATCCAGTTCCTTTAGGGTCAATCACTTTACCCGCAACTATACTTGTTATTAAATGGGTAGCCTGTTCTTGTGTTAAATCATTTTTATTGATGTTCATCTTATTAGCAAAATTATCTAAACTTCTATTTACGAACCAAGCGGTTGCTTCTGCTGCTGCTTTCGGGTCATTTAATAAATCTGGATTTTTAACTAATCTATCATCACCATATAATGCTTTTGATGCCGCTGCATAGTTTGCTCTACCTGTAATTTGAATAAATCCTCTACCTCTGAATTTGTAGCCATCACCGGGTTGTGTATTTCCTAATGAGTTACCAGGTGCTCCATAGATATAATTTGCAAATGCTTCCGGAGAGGTTTGTATTTGTGCCAATTCCGCATCTGATAATCTACTAATTCTTTTTCCAAAGATTTCAGTAAGCCTTTCTCTACTATTTTTGGTATAATTAACATTCTCAACTATTACCCTGCCACCTGTCTCTTTAAGAGCGTTGGCTTGCATCGCTATAATCAATTGAGGATTATCAATCTTAAACTTCTTAGCCGCAGCTGCGATTTCATTTAAGTTAGAATCCTGATTACCCGCATATGTAATTTGTAATGCACCCCCACCACCACCGGCTGATAGAGCAACTGCTTTTTGTGCATCCGCTTGCTTTATTAATTCTTGTGCTGCTAATTCTGCATCACTTTGAAGTACCGTTGGGTCTACAATAGTTCCACCGAATCTCGCTTTTAATTCCGCCAAAACCCTCGGATCAGTTTCAAACGCACTTGGACTAAATGAACTAAAATCAACTGGATTAGCTGAAACCGAGTACCCTTGCCAAGGTAGATAACCAGGTGCAACTACACCACTCGGATATGCTGATGTGGTGAATGTCCAACCTCCAACGGTAAATAAATGAATGTTAGCTGCTTGGATTATTTTATCTATAAATCTATCAACATTATCCAATCCTTCATATGTAAATGGAATGGATACTTGAATGCCTGGATTAACAACTATGTTTTGAGTAACAGCGATGTTTGAAATTGCTCCGGGTGCAGGAAGAAGTGGAATAGGTAATTGTTTGAGGGTTGCCCCCGCCCAATATGCAACGAATCCATTTGCAATTCCATTTATAATTGGAAATTGTATTTCGGAACGAGATTGTTGTATTAAAACTATCTTTATAAGATTTTCTAATACCTCAACATTACCCCTTTCAATCGTTATTTTATTAGTTAAATCTCCTGCTGGTGGGAATTTAAGAACATTATCATACGAACTAGCAATTACCTTTGCCAAATCATCGGATGATTCCGGTGATTGCAACATCACTGCTTTAACTTGTAGTTTAAAAATGTCCCACATTAAAATTGAATTTTAACACGATTGGATAACATATTACTTAACTTACCTGCTAATTCTTCGAATTCGGTTACCACTTCTTGCTTCATACCGGAAACAGGCCCTGCTGGTGTTAATAATCCACCATTTCTTAAATTTACAATTAAGCGAATTAGGTCTTCTAAAAATCCTCTTAATAATATACCATCAACCGCAGGTTTTAAATTTTTGTTTCCTAAATTAATCTCACCACTATCCCCTATGTAAAAATTTATTTGGTTATTAAAAGCCTGTATATCAATTGGCATCTTTGAGTTTATATTAATACCTCTTTCAGCGTCAACTGAAAATATGCCATCGGTTATAACCCCATAATGAGATTTACTCCAAAATATCGTTTCATTCTTTCTTGAAGAAAAAACTAATCTATCTGATGATATAATACATTGTTCTCCATCATAAACTTTTGGGTATGCTTCAAATCCATATTCATCATCTTTTCCAACATAAACAAATTTAGAAGATTTATCGGGTCTATTTTTAAAATCAGATGAACCTAACAAATCTGGAGTACCAGGAATAAAATTGATTTTATCTGTCCCACTACTCATCATTATAGTTGAACCATCTCTATTTAAATCTTCTTCAACTAATGATGAAACAGGTAGGAGATTAAATTTAGATGCTTCTTTATTTCGGATTATTAATTTAGGATTAAAATCGTTTCCCTTATTATTGTATCCACTTAATCTAATACTTTGTCCGAATTTTGATTGTATTACTGTATCACCTTCGTAAAGTTTCAATCGGTGTATTGGTTTCTTTTTAAAATAACTACCAAAAGAACCGCCTGCTCCCGCCAATGCACCTATTACTCCACCAAATGATTTAAAGTTTGAAATACCCGTTTGTGGAGTAGAAGCAGTTTTAGTTCCGGCTTCAGTTCCACCATTATTGATAGTCTTGTTTAAATTTACTCTTCTATAAACTGATACAACTCCATTATAATATACATCTACAATTTCAGTTACTAATGGTATATCTAAAAATAATTCACTTTCCGGATAAGCTATAATTTTAGTTGATTTGGTTTTACCATAACACTCAACTTCAATAGTTCCAGGAATAATAGTTCTGCCATTAGGTTGCTCACCAAATTCCAAATAAACTTTTTTTACTACACCGGCAGTAACTCCTGTTCCGGTATAGGTTGCAGTTTTGGATTGAGGTGAAACCTGATAATCATCCCTAAAAGAAAAAATTCCCATTATTTTTTATCCAATTTATTTTGAATTTCTTGTAACTCTAATTCGATATCATCAACTTTATCTTTTGTATTTCTTTCCATTTCATCCGCAACACTACGAACTTCATCTAATAATTGAGCCCTTTCTGCCTCCGATAAGAATCCATCATCAGATGGCCCTTTGGATTCAGCCGCAATTATTCTTTGTGCAATAGTCGCTAATCTCAATAGTAAATCATCGTTTTCTACTGAAAATTTAACTAAATCCTTTATAACTGGTCCAATTTCAGCTATATCTCCAGCATGTCTAATAGATTTTTTAAATTCCTCTATTAAATCAGCTATTTTTTGTTTTTTGTGTCGTTGATTTGAATATATTTCCTGAAACAAGTCTGATAACTTTTTCTCACCAAATAAAACAAAATCTGTTGCCTGTTGTTTTCCCATAATCTTTTCTTACTAATAAATACCCAAAACCAAAATATCTAAATCATTGATGAAATGATACTATAAACTGGGTAATTATCGTTTTCCACAGTGTTTAATAATAAATCATTTTTATCTTCGTATGAATCAGATAAAATATATCTATATATATTTTCTATATTTAAATTTTTATAAAATAAAAATTTATTATAATTGTGTTCTATCCTTTCCTGAAATTGAGGTTGTAGAACCATTTGTTTAACATCGTATGACCTCATCTTACTAATTTGTTCAATTACATCAACATATTTTTTTATAGTCCCATCAACATCGAAATTATCTATTTTAAAATCAAATAAATCATTAAATAAAATAAACCCTAAATCTTCTATCACTTTAATTTGAGCTTCCGAAGAAATCATTAGTAAGAAGGGTATTTTATGTGCAAAGTTTCTAATTGTTTTTTCAGTTAGGTGGCAATTAACACCATCATTATCCATTCCAAAGTCGGAAAAGGTTTCTACAACAAAAGCAAAAAATGAGTTTTTATAAACTAATTGAAACTTTCTATCTTCTTCCAAAATTGTGTGATAATAAACCTTATCATAATCGTGGCTTTTAAGAATGTTTAAATTATTTTTAATGTTTACATACTTTTCAATGTTCTTATCACCATAACATTCATCACCATTCGCACCCACATAACTTTGATTGAAATTTAAATTTCTAGACATTAGTTCATTTAAAACTAATGCTCTCGGAGTTCTTATTGCATTATTTAGAAAACTAAATTTTAAAAATCTATGGTCAAAGTTTATAAATCCTGTATCTAATTGTGAATTAACGGTGTGGTCTTTTATCGATAAACCCTTTGTTAAACAATTAAAATTATCCAAATAATGATTACTACAAAGAAATAAAACATTTTTTTTGTTTAATCCTAAATCCACACACTTTTCAACGAATTGTTTAGCATTACCAAACGCAATTGGTTCGGTATGATTATAATAAATTATTTTTTTAGTATTGTAATCGTTTGTTTCTAAATCCCTAATGAAATCATTATGGTTTGAACTACAAACAAAAATGAAATCAGCTGATTGAGGATTATCTATTGTTTCGAAAAAGGTTTCGTTTAATAAATGGCATCTATTAACAAAATCAATTGATAGATTATAAAAATAAAATTTTATCATTTTATAAAATTATATAATTCGTTTCCAATAAGCTCATACCCTTTTACATTAGGATGCTGAGTGCTTCTGGTATCCCAATTTTCATTATACTCCCAATAAGTTGAATCAGTTCTTTTTATTAACCAATCCCTAAACGTATCCTTCTTATATCCCCAATAATTTTGTGATTTAATTAAATTGGTTTTATCATATTCAGGTATTATTCCCAAAAACATATCTTCAATACCATCACATAAGACGTATTTTATTTTATAATGTTCTAAAAATGATTGCAGAAATATAATATAATTTTGATTTACGATTGAGTAGTATAAATCATCATATAAATTAGTTAGCCAAAATTTTTTATAATCTTCCATAAAAAAATCATAATAACGATTTTCAGTTTGAGTTGATGTAAAAAATCTATCAGGTGTTTGCATTAGATGTTTAGTGCTCCAACTTAACCACTCTCCCTTTGGGCCGTGAGGCATGAAGGGTAAATAATCTCTTAATGATGAACTCCACATTACAACAACTAAATCATTTTTAGTAGTTATACCATTTTTAACATCATCTATAATTTGATTGAAAATTTTATTATTTGGATTTCCACTAATACCATTATTTTCATATGGTAGATTTAATTTATTAGCCAAAAAACTTACCCAACTATTTTCTTTTTGGTAAGCCATCTTTTCGTGTTTAGAGAGGGTATCTTCGATTTCTCTATTACAACCCTCTCCAATAGTCCAGCTATCACCGTATGCAACTAATCTTTTCATTTTTTTGTCAAAACATAATTCTCTATTACCAATATATCTAATCCTATATCCAAAAATGTTTTTATTGCAGTTTCGGGATTCATAATCATAGTTTGGTCTTTTACATTAAATGATGTGTTTAAAACTATTGGATAACCATTCTTTTTTTCTAATGCTTCCAATAATCCATACACCCTTTCACATTGCGTTTTCTTTAATGTTTGTATTCTCGCAGTTCCATCAATATGGGTAATAGCAGGTAATTTACCTCTATATTCTTTTCTTACTGAAACGATTTGATTCATATAAGGGACTTCTTTATCCCATTCAAAATAGAAGGTTTTAGCCTCATCTTTTACTATTGGAGCAAATGGTCTAAACCCTTCTCTTTTTTTAACAATTTGATTGATTCGACCTTTCATTGTAGGATTCTTTGGGTCAGCAAAAATAGAACGATGGCCCAATGCTCTAGCTCCCAACTCCAATCTACCTTCGAACCAACCAACAACTTTTCCATTTGAAATTTCAGTTGATACCAAATCGATAATTTCATAATCAGATAATTTTTTATATACTAATTTATTACTATAATTTTTTAATAATTGGAAAATATACTCATTTGAAAATTTTGGCCCTAAATAAGGATTTGTATTATTTCTTCTTTCTGTGTTCTTACCTCTATAATATGAATTAAGGCAAGCTCCAATTGAAGAACCCGAATCCGATGGTGAATATGGAATCCAAACATTTTTAAATCCTGTCTTTTTGCTTATTTTTCCGTTTGCAGTTCCGTTATAAGCACAACCACCTCCTAACACCAAATTATCACATTTTGTTTGCTTATGTAATTCTTTTAATAAACGAAAAAAATACATTTCATAAATGAATTGTACTGTTGCCGCTAAATCTTTATGTTGTTGTGTTAATTCTTCATTCGGTAATCGAGGTAGAAGGTTTAAATGAGTTGAAAGATTTGATGTGAACATTACCTCATCACTTTTATGGTAATTGAACATCTTCATATTCAATTTATAGATGCCCTTTTTAGATGGGTATATAATCTCTCTAAACTTATCTATAAATGTACGAGGGTTTCCATAAGGTGCTAACCCCATTACCTTATATTCACCCTCATTTGGTTTAAATCCTAAAAAGGCAGTAAAGGTTGAATAGAACATACCTAATGAATGTGGGAAAATAGTAGAATCTAATTTTTCCCAATCATTACCTTCTGCTTTTGCTAATACAGTAGTTTCCCATTCTCCTACACCATCTACACTTAATACGGCTGCCTCATCAAATGGTGAAGTGAAATATGAATAACCAATATGTGAATCGTGATGTGAATTAAATTTTATTTCCGCATTTGAAAATAAAAATTTGAACTGATTCTTTAAACCCAAATATTGTTTTAACCCCTTTACACCAAATTTAAATGCATCTTTTATTTGCCAATTTGATAAACACATTGAAACAACTCTATGTGTTTTTACTAATGGATTTTCATAAAAACAAACCTCTTCAATTTCTTCAAAGGCTATTTTTGATTCATTCATTATCCAATTTATTGATTTATGTGGAAATGAACTATCATGCTTTATACCACTAAATCTTTCTTCCTCTACTGCTAAAATTACCTTCCCATCCTTCACTAAACATACTGAACTATCGTGGTAAAAGCAGCTTATTCCTATACTAATCATATTTTAAAAAAATGTATCTTCTTCTATTTCGATATCACCTGTATTTAAAAATTCTTCTAAAATTCTATCTTGATGAACTTTCATTATCGAAATAACTTTTGTTATGTAATGTGTTTTGTATCCCGTCATTTCTCTTATTAAGAGATAGAGGCTTTTTTTATTAAAATTCTCTATGTAATCAACCCTTCTAAACAATTCTAATATAGCATCTGCGATTTGTATATCTCTTTTCTTATCGAATACTGAATTTAATTTTTTATCCCAATAATCTAACATTATTACTCTAAATTCAGCGTGATTACTATCAGTTTCAATTGCTACGGTATCTTCAGCAGGATTCCAACTCTCAGGCATTGCTGACATCAAATCGTTTTGTTTATATCTTTTATAGTTGGAATTATTTAATAGAATAAAATGGTTTAGCGCCATTCTGGTAAAATAAGAAAATGCTTTTCCCTTACCTTCCTGAAACATATGAATTTTATAAATCATTTGTGAAACAACCTCTCTTTTCACATCACCCGCCCCATCATCAAAATATGAAAACTTATAAGTGTTCAATACATTTTCTGCTAACTTTTCAAAAGCGTATTGTATTCTTTCTTTGTAAAGTTGGTTTTTAACTCTTTGGTCGGTTGTTTTATTATATTCAATTATAGCTTGTTCGGTATCCAAAGTAAAATACATTTTATTCTTTGGAGTTCTAGGTTTTCTTGTTTTCGCAGGCATATTATTCTAAAATGTTTTCAAATGATTCTATCTCGTCTTTTATTTGCGTAAAAACACTACCAACATCATCATCTTTTTCAAATAATTCTTTACTATCTATTTCTCTAATTGAATTTAATAGTTGTATGTATTTTTCTCTTCGATTTGATATAAAATTTTCATAATACTCTAATTTATTAAGAGTATTAACTATACCATAAACTAATACACCAATTACTAAACACAAAAATACTATTATAAAAATTTCCATAATTTAATTTTTTATGCTTCACCCTTCTCACCGAAATAAGGATACGATTCTATAATTTCAGTATCTTCTTTTTTCAATTTATCTAACTTTGATTGAAAATCTAATTTAACCTTAACTATATCAATTTTTTTATTCATTATCTCTAATAAATCCTCATTAGAAATCACACCTTTATCGATTATTAAATCAGTCATTGATGCTATAAGAATTTCAGCCTCAACTAATCGTTTAGATAGGTTATTTATAGCAACGGTTTGATTATCTAAAATCTTAACTATATTTTTAATATCGTTTTCGGTTAATTTCATTTTTTATTACATTATAGTATATCCATTATCGATATACTTTTGTATGTGTTTATATTTAATTTGCTCAATCAACCCATCGGGTGATTTTGCCATAACCAACTGATTTCTTTCATATTTTACCTGCGATACAACAGGTCTATTTACATTTCTATCCGCAATCGTAATACCATTTAAGCTATCAATCATTTGTTGAGCATAAATCGTTTCGTTTAATCCTTCTTTATCTTCTTCAGTTCCTTCGAAAATAACCAAGCCTAAATTATCTGATTGGACTTCAACTCTTACTGCCCTATTAACATATCTATACTTTCTTAAATCATCAAATTCCGAAACTTCTTGTGACAAGATAGATTCGTTTGAATACTTTAAGATAGTTGGATTGATTAATAATAAAGGAGTTTCAGAATTAATTACAAATGCTCTAAATGGTAACCCAATTGATTGTGTCGATGCAGCGTAAAAGTTATTTTTTTTACAATAAGAAATTAGCCGCTTTCTAATTACCTCCTCATCAGTTTTATTGAATGGAGTTGATTCAATTTTTTTTAATTTCATATTATTTTGCTTAATATAACAAATGTAGGGAAAAATTTTATAATTTCAAACTATTCCTTATTTTTTTTATGTGTAATCCAATAGTTTACAGCATTTTGGTCATTAATCCATTTATTTTTATCACTCCAATCAAAACTAGGTCTAGCATAATATGGTAACATATCTTTGGCTACTAATGCTCTATTTGGATGTGCAGTAAATTTATCGATTAATCCATCTCCATCGGTATCATATCCATCTATTGAGCCATCTCCATCTAAATCAATACCTCTTCTACTATAATCTCTTTGTAAGGAATTTAAAACTATATCTTCAAAGACTTTTTTTTTAAAGATTCTTCATATCGTTCTTTAGCTTCAATTAAAGCATCAACGGGTTCGGTAGGCGTGTTTATTGAATCAAAGAATACTTCCGCATCCTTTTCAGATTGTAGAATATTTTCTACTATTGGTGGGGTTTCTTCTTCTTTTGATAAAATTTTTCCATTAAAATTGGTATTTTGTGAATTATTTTCCACTAAATCCTCTTTTTTATCACCATACACCTCATATAAACCTAATTTCTGATCATTTTTCATCATTTCGGTTAAAATCTCTTTTTGCTTACGCTTTTTATCGGTAATCAACCCATTAAATGCTATTATAAGTGCAACTGCCAACGGATCAAACACAAAAACTATGATAAAAATGAAAAATTTTACCACATTATTAAGGGAAACATCAAATGCTTCAGCTACAAATCGAAATCCACCAACTTCTCTCTCTAAATCGATGTTTTTGTTCTTAATGTTGTTGATTGAATCTAATGCAACGTTGTTCTGAATGGTTAATTCATCTATTCTTTTCGATATTTTAGTAATTTCTGAATCCGCATTACGAACCATTTGGGAAAGACGTGATGTTGAACCATTTCTTTCCACTACTTTAGAAATGTTCGCCTCCTGGGAGTTACGAATGTTTTGCTGATTGGTTAATTGAGTTGTGTATCTTTCAATCTCTTTATCATTTTTATTGATTTGAGTTTGAAATACTGCAACATCTCTTTCAATTTTTTGTAATTCTAAATTTTGTTGTTGGAAGGCATTGGAAAGGTATCCAAAAATACCAGCAGATGTAATTAACATAAGAATACCTACTGATAAAGTAAGATACCATTTATTAAATCCATGTATTGAATCCCACATTTGCTTTAAGTAGGTTGCAGCAACCAATTTGGCAAATTCTAATGAACCTGCCATCACCATTACTGATAATGATGCTCCAGCAAATAATACCCCTAAACCTGTAACTGAAAAATATGCAGCACAACCTGCTACCAAAATTGCTGAAAAACCTACTAAGATTTTTAACCAATTCATTTTATCCTAAGTCTAATAAATCGTTGTTACCTTCAACTAAATTTTTAACTTCTTCTAATAATCTAATTGCTTCCGTATTGTTAGCCGGTCTCGCTCCCTTCATCATATCCAAAACAATTCTTAATCTTTGATTGATTGCTTCATTGTTGTCTTGAATTCTTTGTTTAAATTTTGCCATAAAATTGATTTGTTTATATAAATATATATTAATAAAAAAGGGAAGATATAAATCCTCCCTTACTAAATATAGAAATAAAAATCTAATTATCCAACTTTTAGCGAAAGTTTTTTAGGTTTAGATTCTTCTTTTCTTTCAACAATGAATGTCAAGATACCATTCTTAACTTCTGCTTTAGCACTTCTACCATCTAAATCTTTACCCAAAGTAATTCTTTCATCGATGTTAGCAACTAATTCAGTAAATGGTGTTTTATCTTCACCTTTTTTTGCTTTTACTTCTATTTTGTCTTCATAACAATTAATCTCAATGTTTTTCGGGTCATGCCCTAAAACTGATAATGCAATAAATGCTTTATCATCTTTTACCTCAACCGCAAATTTTGAGGGAACATAGGTATGAGAATAAGTTTCCCATAGCGGGGTTTTGTCTGCAACCATTAATTTGTCAACGAATCTGTCGAAATCTGAATAGAACATAGTTTTAAGTTTTTAAGTTTACTTATAGTATTCAATTCTTATACCACCACCCCTTTTGTTACAAAATACTGACAAAATTACATTCACAATATAACAAAAAAGAAAAAGTGTCATTAAAAT